TTTCCGATCTTCTCTGTGATAAGATATTTTTCTTGTTCTCGCCAGTTCCTTTGGACAGAAATCCCAGTGTAGGATCCTTTGCAGTTCTTACCGGTTGTTGATTTATATTCAACAGGCTGTCCATACTCGTTGATGCCATCAGCACCAGCGTACACATTTGGACCAGGCATTTTGTGACCTAATGAACAAGTGGCAGAAATCTCTTTTGCTCGGGCATACGAAAAAGGATCGCCCCAATCGTTTTCCTGACAAAGATCCCACATTTGCTTGTACAACTCTTGAAACTTCTGTTCGGGTGTCATATTTCCTCCAGTAAAACCCTTTGGCGATTCCGGCAGGATTCGAACCTGCGACCCA